CACGTATTCATAGCCTGATCGATGATCTACCGAAGTTATAGTTTCAGTGACTACAGTTTTAGTTTCCTGTCTGCTGTTAAGAGTACCAGTTGAAAATGTAGGAACTACGGGAACAGCAGAAACGCTAGTTCCTGTAACGGATATAAGCAGTAATAACTTATATATTTTATGCACTATTTAATAGTAATTTCTGATGAATATTGAGAAACCGCAGTAGATCCAGCCGATCCTGCTGTTATAGAAATTACACCAGAACTTAGAACAGAGCCAGCGAGATTTCCAGCGACACCTCCAGAAGACACTGTAAGATTTCCAAAAGCGGGCATATCTGGTACTACTCCTGCTGTTACATCTACACCTGATCCAATAGCAGGTATGGCATCGCCTTGGAGGTAGCTCTCTGAATACGAAAAGGCAGATCCAACTGTATTGACTTCCATAGCACCAACATCAAGAATTGCTGCGGCGGTTGCGGTTGGGGCGGTCAACTTACCGAAGTGCTCACCAGTCGTAACTTTCATATTATTGCCAGAGACAGAATACGAACTTGGAACTCTGATGGCTTGAACTCCTGCCCCGTCAAGTTTTAAACTTGCTGATGCTGTGTGTTTGATAGAGATGTCTGCGTTAGCTGGTGCTGCTAACAGCAAAAGAATTAGAAAGTGTTTCATGTAAGTTTTCCTGTTTGTGGATCTATAGTTCTGTTTGTTATTGGATCGATCTTTGGTTCAACAGGTACAAGTTTTATAGGTGTCTCCACTCTAATTGTTTGGTAAGGTACTCCCCCTATTACTTTACTTTTACTCTCATCTACTTTATAAGTTCCATCGCCTTTTTTAGAGGTTGTTGTAATATTAAAGCTGGCCAAAACCCCTGTAAACACTGAAGCTATGAATGTTGGATCAATTTTTTGTTGTGGTATTCCTGGGATGGAAACGTAATTTAAAGTTAATATTGCACCCGACCACCCAAGAACGACAATTTTTATTAGCGTAGTTGTGGTGTCATCCAAGCCCTCCTTTAGCTTTTGCAGAGGATTTCGCTTTTTTGGTTCGTCTGCTTTTGTTTCTGCCATGAAAAACTAGAAATAATAGTTTAAGATTACTCCTAAACTGTAAATTATGCCTCAAGAACTACTAGCAGCATTGATAGGGGCGGCTATTTCTGGAGCGTTGATGGTCTTAGCGAACCAGACAAACAAGAGGCAAAGAGATATACGTGAAATATTCCATCGTTTAAATGCTATTGATAAAGACCTTGCTACGCTTACAGCAAATACGAGAGATCCACAAGGATGGAGGAAAAGATAGCAACAGCTAAAGCAAGAATTAAAGAGTTAGAACTATTGATTAAACACTGGAAAAAGCAAAAGTGAATTGTTGGCACTGTAAAACTGAATTGATCTGGGGCAGTGATTCTAACTGTGAAAATTTAGAAGAGTACGACTTCGTTACTTTCTTAAGTTGTCCTAACTGTGAGGCAGATGTAGAGGTTTATCACCCTAAACCAAAAAGGAAAACCCCCTAAGTGTGAGTTAGAGGGTTTTACTTAACATCGCATCCCACTGCGAGGGGTCCAATAACTTACTTGCAAGGCTAGTAAGGTACTTTTTTACTTTACTACTTTTAGTTTGTTATTCAAGTAACTAGCCCTTGTTTGTTGTCGTCTTATTTCAAGACAGTGTGAGCAAAAACATAACTTACTTTTTTGCTCCATTACGCTGCTAAATTTCTTAGAAACAAAGACAACAAAACCCCCCTTATTGTGCAAATCTAGGGAGGTCTTGTATTTGTGATGGGGATCACTAAGCCAAATGTAGCGGTTTTATATAAGATTGTGAAGAGTGAGTCTATTTATGGGAAAATTACTTAAGCCCTTTCGACCTGTTTTATACGCTTTTTTGCGAAGTGAAGCAGGTAAGAAGCTGTTATTAGATCTGTTAAAGGCAGCATCAAAACAGACTACAAATACACTTGACGATCAAGCTGTAAACTTCTTACAAGCAAGGTTATACCCCAATTCAACTACTACATTACAATGAGCTTTTATAAAAGAGATTGGCTAGAAGAAGACCGCCAAAGAGTTTTAGACATGGAACGTCTGTACGTTCTTGATGGTCGCCACTTACCTGACAATCCAATGCACGGTATCTACACTGGGTTAGAAGCTAAGAGAAAACAATTAGATGGAGAACTTGGATGAGCAATTTATTCTGTTAGATCAGCTAATGGAACCTGCCAGCATTGAACAAGAATTAGAGCTAGAAAAGAAAATAAGATGGTACAGCGAAGAAGCCTCAAAAGAGCAATTAGTAAGACATTGCGAAGCAATAGAGAGACATTATTTTCACCAAACACAATTTATTGCTAATTGTTTAACTGAGCTAGCAAGATGCAAAGCCAAGATTGCTTGTATAGAAAAACCTGTTAAAACTACCCCACCTAAAAACTGGATAACACGTTTATTTAATCCATAGATACAAAACTTGCTTTATAGCCTGTCCACTTTACTTGTTTATCTTGGACAGATATTTCTGGATGTTGAATGGAATACCAACGGTGTTTGCAGATAGGACACCACCTTCTCCTTATCGTTAAGTTAGGGGAACGATTAGTGAGCACAACTCTAGTCCTAAGATGAGAGCACTTAGGGCAAGGACAATAAGTTTGATTCATTATTTAAGGAGCTGGAACAAGTATGTGTTGAGCGTGTTCTGATGTTCTACCGTCAGGCCATTTTACACCGTAGTAATAACAGATACGACCTCTTACATTATGTTTTTCAATTACTTTTATGACCGTTCCAACGGCAGATCCTATTGCCAGAAAAACACCTGTATTTTTCTTTTTATTTACTTGATCATCTAGTTTAAATTTAGGTGTCGATGTTGTAGAAGTCATAGTTCTTTTTTCCAAAGTACTGAAGCAGTAGGGTTGTTAGTTTTAGCTTGTTTCATTGCTTCTTCTTTTGTGTAACCTGAGTAACGCATATTTTTACCTTCTTGTCTCGGGTAACAAACCCAAAAAAGGTGCAATCTTAATCTGGGTTTAGATGGTGCGTTCTCTGAAGTAACAGCAGAGTGATAAGTCATTGTGTAGTTGATTTTGGAGGTTTTTCAGGAGCACTGGAACGACCTTCGATTCTCTTCCTTACAGATTCTCTCCATACAACTTCGTCTTTAGCTTCAGCTTCCTTATATACAGAACTGGGTAAGCTAGTTTCTAATTTGTTGTAGATAACTTTTCTTACCCATGCAGATGGTCTAATACCTTCTTTCTCTGCTTCGGTTGCTACTAGATCTGCCCTATTAGGGTCTAGTAACAACTGCATATAAGTTTTGTTTCCGTGCTTCAAAGCCATTAATACAGATAGCCGTTGTACTACTCTACCACGAAATTGGTCTATCGACTTTTCTAAGGTAAGCATCTCTGTGTGCTTCTCTCGATAGTCTTCTTTGCTTCTTAGAACCTGCACGAACTTTCCGTGCTCCTTCTAAAAAATCCGCAGCTCTTTGAAGATCACTTGTCTGAGCTTTGATTATCTCGCTGTTCAGACGTTCCATCACTATCAGTCGGGCACTCTTCTCGGTAGGCATGAACCATTACTTCAGCAAGACTGCTGTAGTATCCTACTTGCTTTTGTTTCTTGTAGTACCAACCTTTATTGTTTTTAGATACTACTATCAATGTACTTCCTCCCATGTGTTTCCTATCTTTACCTCGGCTAAAGACGGTACATCTTTTAACCATAAAGATTCAGCACTTTCCATGATCCCCTTTAGTAATGTTGCCCATTCATCAGCGTACTCCTCTTTGACTAAAAGAAGTATCTCATCGTGAACAGCAGCAGCAATCTTCACAACATCTTCACCAGCTTTATGCACTTCAGGCCATATATTTCCTAAAGCACATTTCAATATAGCTGCCCCTGCACCCTGTATTGGTGTATTACATCTAACAGTGACTCTATTTAAGTCTCCCTTAAGATACCTACGCATATTAGTAACAGGGACTCGTATCTCAGGCCATTCATTGTCTTCCGTGGAACGTACCTCTTCTTGATTACTTTTTTGCCATTCTTTAATACCAAAGTAAGTATTTAACCAGCCATCTCTGACAGTTTTTGCTTGCTCTTGTGACATAAGAACACCCTGGGAACCAGCGTAGTTCCTTAAACCTTCTACACCAGCTCCATATAGCAAACCAAAGTTAGCGGATTTCGCCACTTGCCTGTCGCAGCCCATCTTTTCGGCTGTGTAATCGTGTAAATCTGCTCCCTCTTTAAATGCTTGAATCATATTTGTATCGTTAGCTAAGGCAGCAGCTAAACGTAATTCCATTTGGCTAAAGTCTGCGTCTACTATTTTCCAACCTTCAGGAGCTTCAACACAACTTCTAAACTCTCTGTCTCTAGGAATCTGCTGATTATTAGGTTTAAGAGAACTCATTCTTCCTGTTTCTGCACCTAACTGCATATAAGAAGCACGAACAAACCCATCATCAGCCATCTTTTCTTGAATACTTTGTGCCATCTGTCTTCTCTTCTCTTTCCTCTTCCACTCAACTAATGTCTGGATCGTTTCAGAATCCGCAGCAGCTCTTCTAAGTGCTTCCTTGCCTACGCTAGGTTTACCGTTGTTATCTGTAGGAGTGTAGCCAAGTATAAGTGTAAGTTTATTTAATAATTGCTTAGAACTTTTAATATTAAAGCCAGCATATTTTTTAGTACCTAAACGAATAGCACCTGTATCTTTTGGCCTTAAGTTAAAAGTACCGTCTTCATTTCTAGGAAGTTTCTCTCCTTCAGGAAGAGTGTTATCTAACTCTCGTATAAACTCATCTCCCATGTGTTGCACATCAAAAGCTTTATCCTCTTTGTAAGTCTGTAACGCTTGTGCGTTCCAAGGTAAACCTATCCTCCACATCTGAGCCATGGCAGGCAAAGCCTGACATTCAAGTGTGTAACTAGCTTTTAAGTTTGCTTTAGATAACTTTTGATCAAGAATTTGATCTAGTTCAAGTAATACCTCTACGTCTGTAGCTGCATACTCTAGTTGTTCTTTAGATAGATCAGGTTTAGACCAGTCAGATCTTTGCTGTTCTTTAGGTAGATCAACAGATAAATGTTTACTAGCTAAAGCATCCAAAGAATGTTTAGCGTGAGGTACACCATTGTATAAAAGTTTGTTAGCTATAAAGGAACACCTAACATTTCCTCTTACATAGATTCCCTGTTCTTGTAACCAGCCCAAGTCAAACACAGCATTATGAGCTAACCAAAAACGGCAACCGTTATTAAAGAATTTATCTAACTGATCCCAGTCTTTCTCTTCTAAGTCAAAACAATCAATAACAACAATTGTTTTAGCTGTGTAAGAACCTAACTGAATAAGCCGTAAACCACCTTTCTTTGGTTGTAACTGAGTCGTTTCAGTATCGAAGCTGATACTACTGCAAGTATTTAAGCGATGTAGATTCTCTATCCCATAAAAGACAGAGTATTTTTGAAATGAGGTCATGGATTAACCTAAAGTTTACTTTGTTAATGTAGCACACTATTATATTTTAGACCATTCTTTCATTCTTTTTCTCATAATCCTTTTATTCAATCTAGTTATAAGGCATATTTCAAAACCGCTTGCCAAAGCATTTTCTATATGACCATTGCAATACTGTTCGTTCCAGTAATGAACTTGCTCGACTGCATTTACTTTTCCGTCTTCTCCGATACTTGTAAAACGGACAGAAGCTAAGGGTTCTTCTTCACCATAATTAACTGTATAGGCACAGATGCGTACATATTTATCATTCATAGGAACCTCTCAACTCTCTTGGAACGTAATATCTATTTTGCTCTAGCCACAATCTAAGAATGAAAGGTGGGTATGTTTTTACAGTTCCAAAATTTGCGTCAAAAACAGAACCCCGTTCCACATTATGTTTACGGCATAAACTAGATAGTTCTTTACCTATCTCCCCTGTGCGAGATACATCCCAATCTACCTGTAACAAATTTTTAAGTGCTTTAACTGACATGTACTCACGTATTTTTTGATTGTCTTTTTCTCTGTCGCTTAGAGAAGCTACAAGTATTTCTGTATTTTGTAACCTGTGTTCGTGATCATTAAGTCTGTTTTCTTGAGATATACCACTTTGCGTTAGTACCTCTATAGCCTGAGAAATGTTGGCAGTTATCTTGGACAACTTAACAAGTCTGGACCTGTTGTTGTCTTCGTTGCTATTACTTAGGCCGCTAAAGTTTTCCGACATAAAATAATCTGATTGCGGTTTTTTAATTGTACTACTGTATTGCTATACATCAATAATTTGGTCTTTTACGATCATATCTACAACTTCTTTAGGGTCTACTTTCCACATGTCCCATTCATTAACCCCCTGTCCCGTAGATTTTGTGTCGAAACTCTCTTTCGTTCCAGTGGAAGGCTTTTCAACGACAATCGGTTTTGTCGAAACCTCTTTTTTGTCGAAACCTGTTTTTACCTTGGGGGTTTTGACAAAAGTAGGGTTTTGACAATTTGAATTGTCGTTGAGATCCGTTCCAGTATCTAGTTTCTTTAGTTTAGACACACTTTCTAACTGACGCATAGGAGAACCTTCTTTTTTATCTGGAACGTTAAGAGCTTTGTAGAACTTCGGTGGTCTTCCTCCTCGCTTGCCTTTTACCTTTGGAACGGACACTTCTTCTATTAGTTTTTGGTCCTCTAATCTCTTTACTGCATACTTAATTGCTCTTTCTCTATGTGTACCTGCTATTTCTTCTTCTACAAGATCTTTAATTGACCATGCTTTTGGGTTATCTCTCATAGTTCTTAATAATGCCCTTGAAAAAGCATTAGGACAATCGAATGAAAGACTTGTATCTGTTTCTGGGTAACTAGCTATTTTGTACGTGTAATCAAGACCTAAAGTAAATAGCATTTTCATATCTGCTCTATCGTCTCTAGATTTTCTTACTTGTACGGAACGAGTGTTAGCTCCTATAGCTCTACCGTTACCACGAACTTCTCCTATTTCAGCCTCTTCCATTTTTCTCATATTCCAGCTTTCATCCACAGCATTTTTAATAGCTGTAGTTCCTCTTTCTGAACCATCTTTATTGTTGTGATGAATAATAATTAGAGAGCAAGGATGAAAACCGCTTTCACTACCATTTCTCCTAACAAGTTTTTTAAGAGGTAACGCATACTCCCTAGCATTTTCGTTATAGGGATTATTGTTATTACATCCATCTAAACTATCAATAACTATAAGGTCATACTTATGCTTATTTTGCATATTTTTAAACCTTGTAAACCATTGCATATCCCACTCTCCCACTATTTTTACGTTCCTTTTATTGTTTATATTTACCTGCTCAAATTGCCTTCTTAAAACTCTTTCATTCTGATCACCATTTAACCATAAAACCTTACCCATTGGAACGTTTACCTTATCTCCATAAACTTCAAAAGGAATACCATCAGCTATATGTTTAGCAATAGTCATACACATTGCTGTCTTACCTGTACCACCATCCGCATGTAATAAAAGTGTCCAAGGTTTAGGAAGTAGGCCAGGAATTGTGTAATCAAAAGGACTGTCATCTAATTCATCAATACTTTTAGGTTTATGTCCCTTAGTTCTCTCAAATAACTCATAAGCTTCTGCTAATTCTTCTACTTCAGCAGAATTTCTTCTTTTCGCCTCTAATGCCAACTTATGAAGTGCTTGTTCTCTAAAAGCAGGGTTTTCATTATCTGGATCGCTATCTATTTCTAAAAAGCTCTTAATTATCTCTTTTCCATCAGGAATCTCTTCTTTAAACTTAAGAGGAATAGCAGAAACTTCCTCTACTAATTTATCTAAACCATTCTGCTTTAATCTTTTTCTATCTGGATCTTTTTCATCCGCAAGTCTTATTAAACTCCCCATATTTAACCTAGTTCCATCATTCCTCCATGTCCTATACCACCTGTCAGCACAAGGATCTTCCCCATTTTCCCAAACATATTTATAATCTGGATCGTTTTTACTCCACTCTGTCCAAAGACTTAAACCTTCATCTCCATCTAACTCATTATTAATCATTGCTCCTATTTCCCACCAATAATCTTCTTGCTCTGGTCCCTTGTACCCAATAACACTTAAACAACTAGATATAATCGCAACTTTCTCTTCTTTACTTCTTTTAGACCACCTGTTATCTACATACTTAACATCAACTTCAGTGTGCTTCTTTCTGTACTGCTCTCGCATACGAGCAATCAACCATTCTGGAGCAACTGGAACGTTATTTAAGTCTCCCTCTATCTCATAAGTACCTTCTCCTGTGTAGTAATCACCTGCGATAACACCCTGACCACCCCATAAAACTTCCCAACCTTCATTCTCAGCAGCAGTATGGCTAAGAGATTCAACCTCTAACCAATGTTCCTCTGGAACGATAAATAAATATTTAGCAGCATTTTTCTTAGGTGAAATAACTACAGGTGCTTCTTCTAGATCCTTACCCCACTTCTTTTTTATCGCACCTAAGTTTCTATCAACGTCAAAAATTACTAAACCTTCTGACTTAACTCCAGTAAAAACACCAATAGCTTTGAAAACTTCTGGCTGTTTTTCAATCATTAACGCAGACTCTTCTACATTAAGATTTAATTTCCAAGCCTTACCTAAAGGTGATTTACCACCAGCAAAAGCATCTGGATCGTTCTCATTCTTCTTAGGAAGTAATACACCCTTTGCATATATCGGACAAGTAGACCAATTTAAGGGGATATTAGGGATGAAATTTGCATTACTCATGTGCTACTATACCTTTGTGTTGTTAATTTTTAAACCCTGTCAGGTATAGCCAACCTGAGAGGGTTTTTTCATTCTAACCTATAGACAAACAAATGTCCATGTGCTACTGTAGTAGAGCAATTAGGCAACCACGCCACTCTAAAACATGCCACTCATTTCCAAACGTCTTCGTGACTCTTCCTCCACAGGCAACTCTGGCTATTTAAAACCATCCGACATAAAAGATGGGGATAGTTTACGTTTCTCTTTGTTATCTGAAGACGGACTAGATTATTACCTATTTTGGGTACAAGAAGTATCAGGATCAGGTAGAAAGCCTATCCGTTGTGAAAACGATCCTTCTCCTGAAGATATTAAAGATCTTTTAAATCAAGCCCAAGAAAGATGGGGTAAAGAGTATGACCGCCCTCTAAATAAAGATGGAACGGGTAGCGATGCTATAAAGATGGCTTCTTCTGTACCTGTGTATAACTACAACACAAGTTCTGTCCAAGTACTTGAATGGAATCAGTCAACGATCACTCAAGCACTAGATGAGATAAGTCAGATGGAAGATTACAGAGACTGTATGACTGAAATTGATTTAGTTCTAAAGAGAACAGGACAAGGTAAAGAAACTAGATACAGCCTTAATGCTGTTCCTAGAAAGAAAGGTGCTACAGCTTCCATTGATCTTGCATGGAAAGAAACCCAAGAAAAAGGTTTCGATTTAAGACGCTTACTTGATGGAGGTGACCCTTTCAAAGAAGCAGCTTAAATAAACAAGGGGTCACACAGACCCCTTTCTTTTTTAGTCCTTTTGCTATATATTAATTATGGGAACGTGTATTTATGAACCATTAATGGGTACGCTAGATAAACAAAACGCTCTAGCAGACCTAAGACACTGGAAACTGGAACGAGACGATACCCAAACTTTATACCCACACAGGATATATCGAGACGCAAAGAAAAATGTCTATCATTCAGTAACTCATATCCTTAGTCAAACAGCACCCCAAGATAAAAAAGATGCACTGGAACGTTGGCTACAAAGACCAAACAGTTACACCGAAAGGGACATTGCTTGCAAACGTGGAGAACTTGCACACTCACATGCAGAATACCTTCTTAAGACTGGTGCGAAACTATCAAGAAACGCTGGTAATAATAGAGGAGTCTGGAAGACTGGATCGGACGGACTCGAACGGTGCCCTAATAAAGTCACAAAATGGGCACTCGAAAAGGCAGCAGAAAACGCCCCGAAAGTCGGATTTTCAGCCAGTGGCTACGCCAGAGGCTTACGGTCTTTCATCCTGGAACGTGTAACCGCCATCCACGCATCAGAATTTAGCGTCTACAACGAAAAACACGGCTACGCAGGAACCGCCGACGCCCTAATAGACATTGACGGCGACGGGCCATTCATAGCCGACTGGAAGACCGCAAAGGACGCACGTAGCGAATCCATCATCGACCAGTTTTGCTGCCAACTGGGAGCGTACAGCCTCGGCCTAAAATCTCTAATCGGACTCCGCCCCAAAAAAGGAGCAGTAATAATAGCTAGACGTAGTGGAGCACCCCAAATAAAAATCCTCAGCGAACTCGAATTAAGAGCCGCCGAGGTATGGTTTCTGGAACGTAACGAACAGTACCAAAAATCTTTA